GCTCTTCTTTGGAAAAACTATTCGCCATGATTGGCTCCTATTTCAAAAATCAGTTTCTGGATGCTGCTTGCTTCTGCCGTTTGTACTGGAGCACCTTGGTGTAGTTTCCAGTCTTCTCAGCTTCGGCGCGCAGCCGTTCAAGGGTTGAGTCCACCGTGCCAGATGCTCGGCCAGTTCCCTGGACGATGCGCTCAGGCGCGGGTGCTGCTCTGCGATTTGTGACTTTCAATTCTTTCTCCAGTCTTGCCACCGCAAAAGCAAACTTCACGGGGTCGGTAATCTTTGCGAGGTCGGCCGCCTTCTTTGGGTTCTTTCCGAGTGCATACACCACCAGCGCAGGGTTTTCAGCTCCTTGCAGGATCACGCCTTGCTGGGTGACGCTGAAGACCTCCTGGGCAATCGCCTCGGCGTCCTCATAGTCTCGGACCTTCAGCTCGGCCTTGGCCTTGCTGTAGCCCTCCAGCTTGGCCTGCCAGGCCTGATGCTGCTGCTGCTCTGCCTGCCTGGCCTGTTCGACCATGAAGTCATGCTGCCGCTTGCGCTCATGCCAGGCGTCCAATGCCTGCTCGAATCTCTCCGCATCGTAGTCGTGGTCCTCCAGCTTTGGCTTCGGTCCCAACTGCACTGGCTTGTTCTCAGGTGCAGAGGTTGCGAGCTTTGCTTCAAGTTCACGAATCCGGCGCTCTTTTTCCCTGTTGGCCTTGCGTAGCTCTCGAACCCATTCAGGTGCGCGAACTTCCTCTTCGGTGGGTGGCGACTCCTCACCTATGGAGACCACAACTTCGTCTGACTCCTCCGCGTGCTCGTCATCGGAACCTGCGTCCTGTTGGCCATCAGCGGAATCGTCCTCGCTGACTTCAATCTCAACAGGTTGCTGCTCGTCATCCAGCACCGCGGCCTCGCCGCCGTTGTCGTTTTCTCCTGCTTCTGCCTTCAAATTCATCGTTGACCCCATCAAACTCACCCAATTTGAACGGCTGGGTGGTTGCCGTTTCCCACATTTTCACCCATTGCCACTCATCTGACAACGGGCTGCACCTCCTGGCCCATGACGGCCTGCTGAGTTGCTTCCAAGGCTGTGAGCGCCATGTTCTGTTCCTGCACGCCAGTCTTGGCCAGTGTCTCGGCCGTGCGTGCGCGCGACAGGCCGGCGTCGGCCACCGTCTTGACGGTATCGGCACGCGCCTTGGCCGCCTTGGCAATGGCCTCCTCGGCCGCGGCCTGCAGGAATATCTTGTTCGGGTCTTCGGGCTGGCCTTGCAGCTCGACCATCATCTCTTCCTGCTCCTGCTCGGTGGGCTTGACCACGCCCATGCGCACGAGCTGCTTGCGGAAGAAGTCGCGCACCTCTCCGATGCCTTCGCCCTCCATGTTCATCATGGCCATCGCCTGCAGCACCTGCTTGGTCTGCTGGTCGTCGGTGATGGCCATCATGCCGGTGAGTGCGCGCACAGTGGCCGCGCGCTTGCTGGTGCTGGACGGGCCGACATCGACGTTCACGTCGAACTTGGCACGGCTGAGGTCGTTCTCCATGATCACCTCGCCGGTCTCGCTGACCATCGGCCGCATCAGCTCGATCATGCCGACCGACTCGTCGGCCTCGACGACCTTCATCTTGCGGCCTTCCTCAACGTAGATGTCGCGCGCCATCGAGAGCCAGATTTCGCCGCAGCGCTTCATGCCCTTGGCAAAGTTGCTCATGTAGATGAAGGTCTGCATGTCCAGGCGGGTCTGGATCATCTCGATGGCCTTGCCGGAGATGTTCGAGACCATCTTGTCGGCTTGCTGCGAGCTGCCCAAGATGTCCTGCATGTCTTGCTCGGTGATCTGCAGCAGAGCCGCCATCGCCGGGGGAATCTGTGGGCTGCGGGTGTAGGCCACTGGGCCGCTGACCTGCTGGCTGCCGTCCGGGCCGGTGATCGGGTTCACCAGCAGGTACGGGTAGTTGCGCAGGTTGTCGTCTGCCCACATGACCTGGTGGCCAGCGACCTGCTCAGGCACCAGGATCGGTTTCTCGACACTGGACAGCGCGCTGATCTCGCCCAGCTTGGAGAGCTGCATGTTCTTCAGGCGCTGCGCATCCTTGGCCAGGCGCACATGGCCCATGCAGCGCTCGACGTTGTCGACGAACCAGCGCTTGCCGTAGACCGGCACGATGGGAATCTCTTTGCCTGCGATGTAGCCGGCATCCTCCAGAATCTTGCCGCCCGACATGATGTACTTGTGGACGCGCCTGGACTTGATCTTGCGCTGCCGGACCTCTTGGCTGCCGATGGCCGCCAGCGTTTCTTCGAGCGCAGGGTCTGCATCGAAGTCGGCCTGGCGGTAGCGCTCTTCGGTGCCGTCGATGGCTCGGAAGATGCGCACGGTCTCAGTCACGTCCTCGACCTTGTAGTACTCGGCCACATAGACAACGTCAGGCGTACACCAGTCGAACTCGTACTGGTGGATGATCTTCGGCCAGTCGGTCGGGTCGTCTCCCCACTCTTCTTTGTAGCTGGCGCGGGTCATCGAGGTGACCACGAAGGCAAAGCGCGCATCGGCCTTGTCCTGGCGCTTGGCATTCAGGTCGAAGAACACCGAGCTGTCGGCATCGAAGATCGGTTCGATGCGGATGCGCTGCTTCTCGTTGTCCTCGTCCTCTTCATCCTCGTAGACCGTGCGCAGCCGCCAGGCACCAAAGCCACCGCCAACTGCCTCCTCGAAGGCGTTGTCGTAGGCCTCGTCGGCCACGCTGTCCTGCTCGTCGGCACGGTACAGGCCATCGCAGGTCTCGGCCAGCTTGTCGTTCTCGCTGCCGTCCTTGCTGACGTAGTCGACCGTGATGCGGTTGTTGCGGTACTCGTTGATGATGCGGATCACCGCCAGGTGAACCTTGTTCACCTCGAACCTGGGCTTGTTCTCGTAGACATCCCACAGTGGTCCTTCCCACTGGCTGCCGGCCAGGCTGTAGAAGCGCCGGTCCTGCAAGCACTGCAGGCGCTCGTCGCGCAGAGCAGTCTGGATGTCATTGAACTGATTCAATGCATCGGAATGAAGATTTGCCAGATACTGCTCTTTTGACATGCGTGCCATATATCGCCCCTATTTGCAAGTATTTTCTACCATTTACTGGTCACGGGCAATGGTGTGAAGTCCACCTGCCTGCTGACCACCGCGGCACGCCTGACGCCTTCGCATGCATAGCGCAGTGCGTCGATGACGTGGTTTTGCTTGTCCTGCAGCACCGGCAGCACCTTGCCGGTCAGCGGGTCTGTCTTGTAGCTGTAGAACGTCAGCTCGTCGATGGTGTGCGTGCAGCGTGGATGAACCACGATGTCGTAGGACTTTAGCCACTCGACGCCCTCGACCACCGAGTCCTTGCCCTTGACGGCCGGCATGATCTTCGGGAACCCGTTCTTGCGCATGTGGCTGATGGTTTCGGGCCTGGAGCTGTCGGCCACCATTGGCCACTTCTCGGCCTCGGGCACGGTCATGAACAGCTCAGGCGTGTTCATGATCTCGCAGCCCACCATGTAGGCCTCGTGGTCGATGTAGAGCGTGCGGCCGACGATGTGGCAGCGCACCAGGACGGTCGGGTCGGTGGCAAAGCCCCAGTCAGCGCCGAGCCGGTGGATGGCATCCTTCGGTGCCTCGAACTCCTCGATGCGCCAGTTGCGGAAGACGCGCGCGCTGCTGTTCTGCAGGTAGCCGCCGCGCCAGACGTGTGCGTACTTGTCCGGGTCGCGCGCCTTGTCGTACTCCATCTCGGCGCGCAGCACGTCCGGGAACCAGGGGTTGTCGTCGAAGTTGACCTCCAGCACCACCGAGTCGGGTGGTGGCTTGTCGCCACGCAGGAGCTGGTCGACCGGATCGCTGGCCTGGCTCGGGTTCCAAGTGAACCACAGCTCGGAGTCTGGCTTGCGGATGGTCGGCCGCAGCAGGTCCAGACTGCGCTGACTCAGGCTCTGGGCCTCCTCCACCCAGGCACGGTCGTAGCCCTCCAGCGACTTGATCGAGTCGGCCGTGTGGTTCTGCATGCCCTGGAAGATGATCAGTCCGTCTCCCTTCTTGGACTTGATCACGGCCTCCTGAACCTCGAAGTAAGCGCCAGCGTTCATGGCCTCGATCTTCAGCTCCAGCAGGCGCTTGACCGACTGCGCCAACGACTTCTGGACCTCGCGCACGCAGACCGACCGGCTGGTCGGGTCCATGATGTGAGCCTCGATCAGCATCTCGGCAAAGGTGTGCGACTTGCCGGAACCACGGCCGCCGAAGGCTGCCTTGTAGCGCGCCGGCTCCAGCAGGGGCAGCGCCCAGGCGGGTGTCTCGATGCGCAGGGTCGTCACTTCCCGACCACCACGCGCTCGATCTTGCGGAACTCGATGGGAGCACCATCAGCACCAGTGATCTCGTGCTGCTGCACTTCCTTCCAGCGCATCTGGGTCTTGGACCACCAGATGGCCGCGGCCGTGTCGCCTGCCATGACCTTCTGGAATAGGGTTTTCCCTACCTGCCCGTTGGCCTTGGCCTTGCCTGAGATCAGTTCGGTTGCAAAGTGCTTGCGCAGGGTGTCGGTGTCGATGCCGTCGCGCACCAGGACTGCGATCTGCTCGATGGGCAGGCCGTAGCCGGACAGGGCTTCGACCTGCTTGCGCTCGGCGTCTGTGGGCTGGAATGCCGGTCGGCCAGCCCCTTCACGCGCACCTCCGCTGTTCGGTCTGGGGCCGCCTTGCTTTTTTATGACCGATTTTTCAGCAGCTTCAGGCTGCTTCTGCGATTGCTTTTTCGTTGCCATTTTTAACCTCCGCGAAAGGTTTTCCAGTTTCTGCGTGTGTTGCCTGCTTTCCGGTGAACTCTTGCCAGCGCTTGACGATGACGTCCACAAACTTCGGATCGAGTTCCATCAGGCGCGCTTGCCGGTTTGCTTTCTGTGCAGCGATCAGCGTGCTGCCACTTCCACCAAACAGATCGAGGACGATATCTCCTGGGTGGCTGCTCCATTCGATCATGCGCTCCACCAGTGCCACTGGTTTCATGGTCGGGTGCAGATCGCTTTTGGTTGGCCGGTTGTGCCTGATGATCGTTCCGCTGGCTTTGTTGCGGATTTCGTTGATCATCTCGATGAGCTGCTCCTTCTTCATTGACTTCAGGTCGACGTCATCGTCGATCACCGTTGTCAGCGTGAAGTTGCCGCAAAAGTAATGGCCAGAGCCTTCCTTCCACCCGTAGAGGATTGGCTCGTGCTGCCAGTTGAAGTCCTGGCGTGAAAGCGTGGCGCTTTGTTTCACCCAGATCAGCACCTGTGACAGTTTCAGTCCGGCCTCCACCATGCAGTCCGTGAATGCAGCGCGTTCTGACTCGCCGTGTGCGACGTAGATCACAGCGCCTGTTCTCATGACTGCGTAGTAGCTTGCATAGACGCTGCGCAGGAAGTCTCTGAACTCGCCAGACCCCATGTCATCGTTCATGATCTTGCCGGCCTTGCCTTCGACTGCCACGTTGTATGGTGGATCAGTCCAGACCAGATCGGCCAGCTTGCCGTCCATGAGCTTCTCGACTTGCTGCAGGTTTGTGCTGTCTCCGCACATCAGGCGATGTTTTCCAAGCACCCAGATGTCGCCTGGCACGCTGATCGGCGTTTCAGCAATCTCTGGCACATCGTCTGGATCACCCTGGTATTCGATCTGTTCTGCGTCTTCAACTTTGGTCAGGCCATCGATCTCGTCTTGGTTGAATCCTGTCAGGCTGACGTCAAACCCTGCTGCATCCAGTTCGGCCAACTCCAGCGCCAGCAACTCGTTGTCCCAGCCAGCGTTTAGCGCCAGCTTGTTGTCTGCGATGACGTAGGCGCGCTTCTGTGCCTCGCTCCAGCCCTTGGCCACCATGACCGGGACTTGAGCCATGCCGAGCTTCCTGGCCGCCATGACGCGACCGTGGCCGGCAATGATGCCTGCTTCCTCGTCCACCAGGATGGCCGAGGTGAAGCCCCACTCCTTGATGCTGGCCGCCAGTTGTGCGATCTGGTCCTCGGAATGAGTGCGCGAATTCTTGGCGTATGGCACCAGCTTTTCGATGGGCCACTGCTCGACCTTGTCGGCTGGATTTACTTTGTGGGACTTTGTGGTCATACCTTATTCTCCTCTTTTTCCAGTCGGTTCGCCACCAGGGTGGCGTAGCCAGCGATGTCGACCCAGTTGTCGGCGTAGTTCGGATCGCCGTTCAGGATGCGCGCGATCTTGTGCTGAATCATCTCCAAGGCCTCGCGCTGGTCGGACTGGAGTCCATCCCAGCCGCTGCGCTCGTGCATCGCTGCCTTGAGGTCTTGGCTGATCCTGGCATGGCCTTGGAAACTGCCATACCGACCTTCACGGCCGGCCAGCATCTCGTTCACGTTCGTCTGTGTCATGGTTTCTTGCTCATGTTCGGAGTTACAAGATCATGCCATTTCCGATGGCATGTGCGGCAGAGATACGCAACGGGCCAGCGGTTGGCCTCGTCACCGAATAAATACTGTGGTGCCCAGTGGTGCAATTCACCTTCATTTGCATCGCACACTTCGCATTTAATCTGGATTTGTTTTTTCTGAATATATTCTGCGGTTTTTGTTTTGACATATTTCAACGGTCCATTTTCTTTTGCATATTCCTGTGCGATTGTTTTCTTCACATATTTTGCGAATACTTCACCGCATGCATCGCAGTAGATCGGATATACAGTCGCTCCTGATGCAATGTTGGTGATGCCGATCTTGAGCTGATCTGATCCGCATGTATTGCACTTATCCACAGGTTGCTCCTTCCGGGTCGAAAAAATCGCACATCGTGGCTGGGACAATGGGACACACCCTAAAGGTGTGTGTCCT